CCTTCAGCTTGTCGTGGAGCTCCTGAGCCTGCTTTTTGTCCCCCGTGCCAAGAGATCGCCTAACTCTTTTTCCTGACGGCGTAAAGAAATGACAGTGCCACACGCCGCCCCTGAGGGTGATTGACATAAAACTTCTCCTTTATGTTCACCCGCGTTCGCGATGACAGGATCGCGCGGGGTTTTCAAATATGCAATACACGCAGCCTCGGTCGTTCTGTACTTATTTCCGACCTTGCGGCCGGCGAGCTCTCCAGACTCAATTAGACGGTAGATCACCCGCGCCGACACGATGAGCAAATCGGCTGCCTGCTGTTCTGTTATCGGTTTGTCAGATGCCATATCACCTCCGATGCTTACCGCGTAATTCCTCTTCTTCCTGACAGTCAGCACAGCGCTGACAACCCGCCACCAGTTCCCGGCGCCGCTCGGGTATCTCTTCCCCGCAGTCGCGGCAGTGAGTAGCTGATACCGCCGCATGGTTGATGCGCATGTTCTGGATGGTCATTTCCAGCCGGCGCTCTGCCAGCTCGTTGGCCTGATCGATGATTTCTGCGCTCATGCTGCACGCTCCAGTTCTGCGAGCCCGCCACGTACCGCGTCAATGATGCGTTCGAGATATTGATAATTGTGGTTTGGCAGTGCCGGCCATTTTGCATACCACGGATCATCACCAAGCAGACCAGGCAACTTATTACCGATGCGACAATCGCAGCAGCTTTCCTTCACATCCTCAGCGTTTTCTGCCTCTATCCACATGTCCCTGGCTTCCTCAGCATCGATTTCCTGCTGACGCCTGAGTTTGATGATTTCACCCTTTACGAATTCAAGGTTGGAGTCGTTATCATCAACTGTGCTTTGCAGTTGCGGGTCGAAATAGCCGATAAGGTAGTCATTGCTGACACGCTTAATGAACTCCTGAACGGTGTCTCCTCCCATAGCAAACCAGGCACCGGTCCACGCCTTTCCGAAGCAGGTTACAGTGATGCGGCCCTTCCCTGGCTCGTAGTTTTCAATCATCACCCTGACAGGGTCGAGGCGTTCAACATCGGAAATGGTAAATGCCAGAACATCGCTTTTTTCTACCTTCATGATTCCACTCCATACCTTTTGTTCATGCGGCCAATAACACTGACAAATTTCACCAGGCTGACACCCATCGGCTTTACCTTCTCGTAGTGCTTGCGAAGGATGGGGGGGCATACAGCGTTCCACTTCGGTTTAGGCTTTACGCTCATCGCTTTTGTTATCTCTTCTGCGCAGCGACGAGCCTGGGCGCGGAGAGCGTTTTCTTTTTCTTCTGGCGTCATGCAGCCTCCAGATTCCCGATCCGCTTTAACTCAGCCAGCGATATGGACGTGATGATGTGTCGCGGGGTGATGTACGGGCGCCAGATAAACAGGAGCGAGCCTTTTGGGTTGCTCTGGCGCTTTCCTGT